CAAAAGTGTACTGGCCGATGGCCAAGGATGAAAATAGTCGTCTGTTCCATTTGAGTACTGTGGCAACCGCGACCATGATGCGCGTGGATTTGAGCCGCAATGGAATACCTTATGCGTCGCCGTCCAACACGGAAATCATGGCAACAGGTCAATACTTCGGCGATGATTCCAAAAATCGCGGGTTTGACAAACAGGCGGCCAACCGCCTGAATGAAAAAGGTATCACTACGGCGGTGTTCTGGGTTGGTCGGTGGGTTCTGTGGGGTCCGCATACCGCCGCATATTCATACGACGGCGAAATGGACGCAAGAGCCATATTCGATGTGAATATGAGGATGCTCATGTACATCACCAATGGATTCCAGCTGGATCACGGTACCCAGATAGACGAACCGATGACCGTGCAGGACAGTGAATCAATCCGGAACAATGAACAGGAGAAGCTCGACGAGCTACTGGGTATCGGAGCATTGATCGGCAATCCGTCCGTCAGGTTTTTGGAGTCTGACAATCCGGTCAGCGACATGATCAACGGTGAATTTGTGTGGGATATTGCCGTCACGAATACCCCACCGTTTAAGGCTGGGACGGCTCGTGTCTGTTATACGGACGAGGGCTTTGCGGCATTCTTTGGAGGTGAGCAGTAATGTGGCTAAACGCTAAGAGTGCGGTTGTCGCCGACACCGTACGCGCCAATAAAAAAGTCGTTGCAAAGGACACATCATTCACCCTGCCGGGTATCAGCTTGATGACAGCAGATGTTCAGGCGATGGGAACCATGAGTGTCCCAATCGTCGGTTTGCTGGAGCACATGGAACTATCCATCACCAAGATCGGCATTGATCAAGGGCTCGGCCAGATGAGTAAACTCGAAAAACAAAACTTCGAGTTTCGCTGGGTTCAGGATGTCGTCCGCTCAGACGGCAGCACAAAGCCCGAAGGGTGTAAGGCGTTCGTGCGAACAATGCCCGGTCAGATGCCGGAGATCGGTGTTGAAATCGGAAATGCTACCGAAGGTGAGATCAAATACGGTGTGACCCGCGTGCAGATTTACGTCGGAGGTAAAGAAATTGTGCTTGTCGACAGATTGAGCCAGATCCTCCGGGTCAACGGTAAGGACTACATGAAGAGCATCAAAAGCATGTTATAAACCAAAAGCTCTGGGGTCACACCCAGAGCTTAAATTTTTAATTCAAAAAGGAGCTTACATAGCCATGAAAGACACTTTAAAACTCAGTAATCCCATACTGATCAACGGCAAAAACGTCACCGAGCTGACGCACGATATCGACGAGATCACCGCTATCCAGTTTGCCGAAGCGGACGCAAGGAAAATGAGAGCCAACGGCTCTAAGGGCGGCAACCTATCCGGCGCCGTCGAGCTTGACTACGGTCTGCACCTTTATCTGGGCTTTGCCGCCGTCATCGCGGTAAATACCGATTATGACGTTTCAGACCTTGAGCGCATCAAGGGGCGCGACGTTATGGAGGTTATGAAGATCGGGAGAAATTTTATTCTAAAACCGGAGGACAGCTCAACAGAAAGCGAGTTCGACGAGCGATCAGGGACTACGCAAGGACCTTCCACACCCCCACCACAGCCCTCGAAGGAAAAAAACTAACCGATTTTCTCGTTGAATACGCAGAGGCGGCTGAGGATTTAGCGGCAGAACAGGAACGCCGTAAGAATTCTTCAAAGCCGCCTTTATCCCGGAAAGGCAAACCAATCAAGCGGAGGAGGTGAGGTTCGTGGGTAAAGGTAAAATATTGCAAGCGGTAGTAGAAATGTCCGGTTCAATAAGCCCGACCCTCGCCTCCTCGATCCAGAGTGCCACCAAGCAGCTCGGAGGGCTAAACGTCAAGGCGCTTGCTGTCGGGGCGGCGGTTGCCGGTGTTGCTGTCGGAGTCGGAAAGGGGCTTGTCGATGGCGGGAAATACCTAAAGGAATTGGGCGGCGACTTTAAACAAGTAGAAAAAACTATCCGTATTGGCACAGGTGCTACCGGAGAAGCGTTGAAAGCCCTTAATGATGACTTTGATCAGGTTTATAAGAGCGTTCCAACGACAATGGAAACCGCTGGCCAGGCCATAACGGATTATAATAAAAGACTCGGTTTGACCGGGGAGGGATTGCAGGACATCTCAATCCAGGCAATACAAGTAGAAAAATTTCTTGGAGAAGACCTCGACTCAATAGTTACCAATTCATCGCAAGCATTTCAACAGTGGGAAGTCTCGACCGATAAAATGAGTGACAGTATGGACTGGGCATTCAAGGTATCTCAGTCCACCGGGGTAGGGTTTTCTGATTTACTGCAAGATATGCGGAGGTTCGGCCCGCAGCTTCAGGAAATGGGCTACAGCTTCGAGACTGCATCCGCAATGATTGGACAGATGGAGAAAGCCGGAATTAATACTAGTGAGGTACTCGGCGCGATGAAAAAGGGCGTCGGTGCTCTCGCCAAGGAAGGGATCAGCGCCTCCGACGGCATCCAGATGTATTTTGAAAAGATCAAGAATGCCGGAGATGTAACCGAAGCCACCACCATCGCGTCCGAAATATTCGGGGCGCGAGCCGGTTCCGGTATGGCAGCAGCCATCCGTAACGGAAGCTTGGCCATAGAGGATTTCACAGCCGAGTTGTCGGCAAACGGGGACACTATCCGAAATGTGACGGACGGATACGGCACAATCGAGGGCAGGATTCAACTTTTCAAGCAAAACGCAGAGGTAGCTCTGCGCCCTCTTGCGGATACGATATTTAATTCAGTCGGGAAACTGTTGCCGCTTGTAACTGAACTCACGGAGGGGGTTGTTCCCATCCTTGAGGACATGTGCGGTCAGATTATTCCTATTATAGAAGGTATCGTACCCGCTATAATGCCAGCACTTCAACAGCTATTGCCTATAGTTTTAGAAATAGCAGGCAGCCTACTTACGGAGCTGATCCCGCCGCTTGTGGAAATAATGACGTCAATTATCCCAGTGATCGTTGATCTGCTGACTATGCTGGCACCGATTTTGAACACCTTCGTCAGCGGTGTGCTTCCGATCATTGTCGCGCTTATACAAAAGCTGATCCCGCCGATTATGCAGATCATTGAGGCGATTTTACCAATTTTGGTGGAATTACTCGAAGCGATTCTCCCGATGCTGGATGATCTTCTGGCCGATATTCTGCCAGTCATTATCAACCTGATCGACATGCTTCTTCCGCTCATAATGGATATCATCGAGGCGGTTCTGCCAATTCTGATGGACTTGTTAAAATCTCTTATGCCGATTTTTAAGGACATTATTAAAGCAGTCCTGCCGGTTATCATGAATCTGCTTGAATCGCTTCTACCGATTTTCAAAAGTATACTTGAAAAGATTTTACCGGTAATTGTGAAACTGTTGAAATGCCTGTTGCCAATTATAACAAAGCTTATCACAGCAGTTCTTCCTATGTTGGTAAAAATTCTGGATGCGCTCATGCCAATACTTGATTTGGTAATTGCGTTGTTGGAGCCGATTCTTGACTTGTTCATTATGCTGTTGGAGCCGATCCTTTCGCTTATCAGCATGGCGATTGAGCCGCTGGCTGAAATAATCGGTATGCTTATGGGCGACGCACTGGAGCCGCTCATGCCAATCATTGAATTTTTAGCTGAACTGTTCAGTAACGTACTCGGAGGTGCGATAGAGGGGATATCCGAATATATCGGTGTAGCGATGGAGTTGTTTCAAGGGTTGATCGACTTCGTAAAATGCGTCTTTACCGGCGACTGGGAGGGTGCATGGGAAGCGGTTGTCGGAATTTTTAAAAGCTATTTTGAGGGTCTCAAGATTGCATTTAAAATACCGATAAACTGGATAATTGACGGACTCAACACATTCCTCGCAGGGATCGGCAAGATTGAGATTCCCAAGTGGGTACCGAAGGTTGGCGGTAAAAGTTTTGATATCCCTGTCATTCCGAGGCTGGCAACCGGAGGATTTACGGAAGGGCTCAGCTTTGCCGGTGAGGCAGGCATGGAAGCCGTGATCTCGTTCGATCCGGCCTACCGAAAAGAAAACATAGGCTACTGGGAACGGGCTGGTCAGCTTTTAGGGGTTTATGATAATAACCCGTATCAAAGCGAAGGATACTGGGCGGCAGCCGGAAGGTTGCTCAGTATTGACGACTTCTCACTGTCTGAAATGGCGGGAGGACAGACTGTTATTTATTACGATTTCAGCGGATTGACATGGAGTCCGCAATTTGCGTCCGGCGGGATGGACGAAGATTTCATGGCAAAGATCAAAGCGCATGAAGCTGAGTTTTTCGACTGGCTGGAGGAATTTGTTAGAGTACGTGAGGAGGGACAGTTTTGCAGAGTATAGATTTTGTTCCTAAAATAATCGGATACAAGGACTATGTGACCCGAGCTGGCGATACATTCGACCAGCTGGCGTTGGCCATGTATAACGAAGAAAAACTGTCCCACTACATATCAGAATTCAACCCGGATTATTCCGATGTGATTGTGTTTGGTTCAAACGTACCGCTCCGGCTACCTATTGTAGAAAACGCGGAGCTTCCGGGAACGCTTCCGCTCTGGAGGCGGGATAAATGAGACTGATATATAAAGGCGTTGACATTTACCCCAGCGTTTCGGTCAATTACTGCGTTCACGAGATGTATGCAGAAAAGCAGAGCGACATGCTGGTTGTCCGATTCAACGATCCTGAAGGTGTGTGGAGCAAATGGGATCCAAAGACCGGCGATGTTATCTCTCTTGAGAATGAAACCAACAAGACCGGAAAAATGTTTGTCCACTCCCTCAAACCGGAAAACGGATTTTTTACCGTCCGCGCCCTGTCTATGCCGGTTACCGGAAAAGTCAGGTATAATCGGTCGTGGGAGGTGGTACGCTTTTTTCACGTGGCAAACCAGATTGCCGCGGCTCATGGGCTGGCGTTCAAAAGTTACGGATGCACTAATTTTCTGTATCCGTATCTGACGCAGAATAACGAAACCGACTTCGAGCTTTTTTATCGGTTGTGTATGTTAGAAGGTTGCCAGATGATCATATACGACGGCAATCTGATCGCATATAACGAGCAGTACGTCGAAACGCAGACCCCCGCCGGAGAAATTACGGTCGGAGAGGACGGCGTTTTTGCATACGAAGATACCAGCGACCAGTCATATTGCTCGGCAGAGGTGGCAAGCGGTGTGTATTCGGGCAGATTCAAAGCCCCGAATGCCCCCGGCACACGCATACTACGCCCGGAATCGCCATTGATGGTCACCGGCAACTCAGAAGCGGCGCGTTTTGCAAAAGGACTTCTGAGAAATGAGAACAAATACGAAAAAAGGGGATATATCTCGACAGGACTTATACTGGGTTATGCCGCAGCGAGCATGTCGAAGATAAATACATCCAAAGCAATAACGTGGGATGGCGAAATATTTATAACAAAATTGCGACACGACTACATCAAAAACAAGTCAAATATTTATTTTAGAAAACCACTGGAGGGGTATTAATGCCGGGGACTATAGACAAAGGAATCATAACCCAAATATACGGCGACAAAGCCCGTGTCAGCCCCTGTAACGCCCCTGAACGCGCTTCTCTGTGGATAGTTATACCACAACCCCTCCGTGGGGATTTAGGCGGTCTGACGAAAGGTGCGGAAGTTGTGTATGCTCTGTTCGACGATCAGACCGGTATTATTATTATGAGGGCAGACGGTGAGTCCGGCGCGGAGGTGACGTGATTTGGCAACCATGGCAAAATGGCGGGGCAAGAAATGGGTGGTTTCATCCAAAAAAATCGCCTCCATAGAAAACCTATCCTTTGCATATCAGAAAAAATCCGACAACGACGCAATGGAAGCATTTTCGCTGTCATTCTCCACTACCCTGCACTCCGGGGCGGGGGTAAATGTGCGAGCAGAGATCGAAAGCTGGTCAAAGCTCGTAACAAAAACGGATTATTTTTATCTGGGTGGCAAAAAACTAGGTCCCAAGCTTCAGCTGCACAGCGTGTCAGTTACAGACGCTACTATAGATGACTTTGGACGGATGCGGCTGGCAACACTGGACTTCACACTCAAGGAAAAAGAAAAGGCAACACCTGCGGCAGACGGCACATCGGCTGTTAACGTCGGAGCGCAAACCTCCGATAAAGCGGAGAAAAAGCCGTCGAATAGTCAGGTGAGCAACGCACCCATAAGGCTGATGTAGAGGAGGATACTCATGTTAGCGAAAGGAAACGGCCGACCAGAAGTATGTGCCTTGAATTTACTCCGAACAACTCGCGGCGAGGTGCCATATGACCGCATCAAGGGGCGGGACGGCACATTAGCTGACAGCCCTGCCGCCGCAGCGAGTTCTGACGCTATCGCCGACGCTGAGTGGCTGCTCGAAACATATGAGCCGAGGATTCAGGTGGGTAGCATTGATATCGACGGAACATTGAGTTCCGTCGGTGAGTTTGGATTGAGCGCGAATATAAAAAGACGGGAGGACGGATCGTGAGCGACTTAAAATTTGTAAACACCAGCGCAGCGGAGATATATAACGAAATCATCAGTGAACTTGAAAAAGGTGTGTCCGAACCGCTGTCCCCGGGTGATGAACGCCGGATATTCGGCGAGGCACTCGTTTCGCTAATTGTAACAATGTACAGTGCTGTCAATGGCGGCTGTAGGCAGAAAATGCTCCGCTATGCTAGGGGCGATGTTCTGGACGCACTCGGAGAAAACCGAAGCATTGCACGTCACGATCCCATCCCCGCAACAGTGAAAATGAGATTCTCGGTCAATTCAGCGTATCACGATAACATCATTATACCGTCAGGCACCCACATCACCGGGGATTATGTGCGTTATTTTACTACAGATCAGACGGTTGTACTAATGGCCGGAACCACTTATATAGACGTGAGCGCAACATCCATCGGCGGCGGCGAGAACTTTAACAGCATCCCCATTGGCGATATCAACACCCTAGTGGATTTATCAAAAGCACCGCTCATTGACAAAGTGGAAAACGTAACCGCTACAAGCGGCGGCGGCGACCGGGAGGGTGACACCTCCTACCGGGATCGGATACGAAACTCACCGAACAAGCTGTCAACAGCGGGCCCCCCGAATGCATACCGATACTGGGCGATGGATGCTGACCCAGCCATTGCCGATGCGGTTGTGGAATCCCCGAATCCGGGCGTGGTGGTTATTACTCCAATCGGCTACGGTGGCTTTGTTCCTGATGCTGCACTTCTGGAAAAGGTTCTCCAAAAATGCTCTGCCGACGAAGTGAGGCCGCTGACCGATCAGGTGGTTGTACAAGCACCAACGGTACACCAATATGATATTGAGCTGGTTTATTATACGACATCCAAAGACGAAACCAGCGTTGTCAAGGCGGTTGAAGCAAGCAACGGAGCGATTGGCCGATACACAGAATGGCAGGGGTCGGCACTGGATCGCGATTTGAACCCAGACTACCTGCGAAAGTTAATTCTTTCGCCCGACTGGGAGGAAGGTCTTGTCGGTGCTGAGCGCGTGGAGATAATAAAACCAGTATATACTCCGCTGAACGCCACGACGGTGGCAAAATTCTCTGGCAATCTGACCGTATCCCATGATGTGAGGGGGAAATAGCGTGAAATTATCTAATGCAGATATACTCTCCCTGCTTCCACTTTTCATGCGGGACGATGAGGCAAACATTGCCTTTTCAAAGGCCGTCAACAAACTGATCCGTGAGCCGGGTAGCCGGACAAAACTGTTGCGTGTATGGGATCAAATCGACAATCTCGACCATGCTGATCTTGACGAGCTGGCGTGGGAACTGGACGTAACGTGGTACGACAGCACGGCTCCGTTGCATGTCAAGCGGGAGTTGATCAGGAACGCTGATAAAGTTCACGCCAGAATGGGTACAAAGTGGGCTGTGCGGCAGGTCGTACAGGACTATATGGGTTCCTGTGAGTTGGAAGAGTGGTTCGAGTATGGCGGTGATCCGTATTGCTTCCGCATAAAAATCACCGATTCAACCGGCGACGAGTATGACCTTGATGCGCTGAACAAGTTAAAAAATAATGTCTTGCGCGTAAAGAACACAAGAAGCCATATTGATGAATTCAGCTTCAAGGCAGTGGCGGATATCCAATCGCGCCGCCACCACGGCAATGCCCTGTCGTTCTCGCCCCGCTTCGTATTCGGCGGCACATCTTAACCATAAGGAGGAAGCAATTTTGAACATTAACATGATCTACACCGCCGCCGGGTTGGCGTTACAGGCAAAAATGGAAACGGGCGTAAGCCTGAATATCACGCGGATCGCCGCTGGGGCGGGCACAAGCAACGACCTCATAAACGCCGTGGGCGTTACCGACCCCCGGCAGGAACTGACCATTACCGGGACGGAGCAAAAAGGGACACAGGCGTATATTTTCGCCATTCTGTCAAATGCTGGGCTTCTGACCGGCTATGACCTTACGCAGATAGGAATATACGCGGACGATCCCGACGACGGCGAAATCCTGTACAAGATAGTGCAGTTTGAGCGGGCTTATCCCATATCGGCAGAAGTTGATTTTCCCAACCTTTCGATTGACTGCGTTTTTACCGACACCGTGTCAAATGCCAGCACGGTCAACGTGATTGTCGACCCGTCCGGCGTGGTGACGTCCGGGCAATTTATGGGCAACTTGGAAAAGCTTTATTCGCATATCGGCAGACTGCAATCATCCGGCGAATGGGAGCCAAAACTAATCACCGGAAGTGACCGAACAATTACATATCTAACGTCGGAAGCGAAATACCAGAGAACGGGCAATAGGGTGTATGTTCAGGCTGTAATAAATTTTATCACAGATAAAATCGGCGGTAGCAGCCAATTGTTAGGATTGGACATAGCGTCGCTTCCGTTTGAAATTGTTGAAGATTTCCCCCAAATTCCGGTAACCGGTAATTGGCGGTTAATGCCCATTTCGGCGATTGGCGGAGTGGGGAAGATAGGAAGCTTTGATTACAAATCAACAAGTGCCCCTTACATTCCCTTTTCGGGGCTTGAAACAACAATACTGGACAGCGGACAAGAAACTGGGGCACAATGGCGAATCATTTTGGGCTTCTCCTATTTCACAAACGACGAGGACAACATATCCCCGGAAGAAGCTCCGAGCATCATGCTTCAAATAAACAACGCGCTAACATCGGTGGGATTCGCAGTTGCCGCCTTCAAGCAAATGGCGGCAAACGGGGAATTCGATGGCGAGACGGGACCACAGGGCATACAAGGCCCGCCCGGTTCCGAACCTGTTTTGCAGTCTATTGTCAGGTTGACTGACGGCAATATACCCCTGACCCCGGATAGAACCCTGTATGCCCACAGCCCGACCGGGAACACAAGCTACACCTTCGACGTATCCGGCATGGGCGAT